GAAGCCAAGATCAGGTACAGACCGAATAGTAAATGAACTAAGTACTACATATAGTAATGCTACAGCCTATGTTATATGAGATGTGGTAATATCATGATCTACATTATATAGATGTATCCTATGACACACAAATCAAGCAGTAACTAATGTAACATACTGGGCAGTATTCACATGAGGTACTTCTAAACAGTATTTTTATGTAGATAGAAATGGTGCAAATACAGCATTTTTGTCATTAGATGGGTCTAACAACTATATTAACGCCCACACACATCGCATTATCAATGTGGTCGACCCTATTAACGCACAAGATGCTGCTACTAAGAATTATGTTGACGCTGTTAAAACTGGTCTTGATGTTAAAGATTCAGTTATCGTTACTACAACTGGTAATCTAACTGCCACATATTCCAACGGAACTTCTGGTGTTGGTGCAACTCTTACTAACTCTGGCACTCAAGCTGCAATTACTATTGACAGTAGAGTTCTAGTTGTTGGCGAGCGTGTTCTTGTTAAAGATCAAACAACTGCTCTACAGAATGGTTTCTATAAAGTTACCACTGTTGGTTCTGGTTCTGTCAATTGGGTATTGACTCGTACAGTTGATGCTGATGAAGACAGCGAAATTACTCCAGGTGCATTTACTTTCGTTGAAGAAGGTACTGTTGGTGCAAACAATGGTTATGTATGTACCAATGTTGGTGCTATTACTGTCGGTACTACTGCAATTACCTTTGTTCAGTTCTCTGGTGCTGGTTCTGTTATCGCTGGTGATGGTTTAACAAAGACTGGTAATACTTTAAATGCAGTTGGTACTAACAACCGTATCTCTATCTCTGCTGATGCTATTGACATCTCTTCAAGTTATGTTGGTCAAGCAACCATTACCACTCTTGGTACTATTGCTACAGGTACTTGGAATGGTACTGTAGTTGATGGTCAGTATGGTGGTACTGGAGTAGCAAACACAGGTAAAACAATCACATTGGGTGGTAGTTTTACTCTTACTGGTGATAATACATTAGGTTTAACGACTAGTGCAAATACTAGCGTAACTCTACCAACTACTGGTACATTAGCAACTATGTCTGGTACAGAGACATTTACCAACAAGACTTTAACTAGTCCGACTTTAACAACTCCCGCATTAGGTGTTGCGACTGCTACGAGCATTAATGGTTTAACAGTAACAACCACAACTGGAACATTGACATTAGTTAATGGTTCTACTCTAGTAACTGCTGGAGCATTTAGTACAACTCTAACTGCCACTGCTGCCACCAATGTGACGCTACCAACTACTGGTACTCTTGCTACTTTAGCTGGCGCAGAAACATTTACAAACAAAACATTAACTGCACCAAAAATTGATTTAATTAATGATGCCAATGGTAATGAAATATTAGGCACATCAGTCACTACTTCAGCAACAGACTATTTGATCGTTAAAAATGGTATTGGGGTAGGTTCACCTCCTCATTTTTATGCCGATGGTGATAGTGCAAATATAGGTATTCATATTCAACCTAAAGGCACAGGATTAGTCACAATTAGCGATGGTGCAGACTTTAATAAAGGTATTCGTTTTAGAAGCGTGAGTTCTGCAACAGGTGTAACAACTTTGATTGATGCTGTATCTACAGTTGGGCGAGTAATTACATTACCTGATGCAACTGATACTTTAGTTGGTCGTGCAACCACTGATACTTTAACCAACAAAACTTTAACTAGTCCGACTCTAACAACTCCAGTTCTAGGAACTCCATCTTCTGGAACATTGACCAGCTGTACTGGTCTGCCAATTTCTACTGGTGTTTCTGGATTAGGTACTGGTGTTGCTACTTTCTTAGCGACTCCATCGTCTGCTAACTTAGTTGCAGCGATTACAGACGAAACTGGTACTGGTGCATTATTGTTCGGTACTAGCCCAGCGATTACTACTTCGATCACTACTCCAAGTACTACATTTGCTCTTGTTAATACAACTGCGACTACTGTAAACTTTGCTGGTGCTGCAACTACTGCGTTAAACATTGGCGCAAGTAACGCACCTATTACTGGTTTTACTGCAACTGCCACTACTTCAAGCACTGCTTCTAGTCTTGGTTATCTTGGCATTCCACAAAGTGCAACTGCAACTACTGCTACTCTAGCAATCGGTGATGCTGGTAAGCACATTTATGTTACAACAAATAGTCAAACAATAACTATTCCTGCCAATGCTTCAGTGGCTTATCCAATCGGAACTACTATCGGATTTATCGCTGGACCAAGTGCCACTACTGTTACTATCGCAATTACCAGTGACACTATGTATCTTGGTGGAACAGGAACTACTGGTTCTAGAACTCTTGCTGCACACGGAATGGCAACTGCTGTTAAAGTTGCTGCCACTACTTGGTATATTAGCGGAAACGGATTGACATAATGAGTGGTGCTTTAGCATTAATGTCGCTGGGGTCTTATAAGACTGCTGGAATCGTAACTTCAGGTTTGCAATTCAATTTACAAACTGCACCAACATCTGGAACTACATGGACTGATTCTAGTGGCAATAGTCGTAATGCGACACTTCAAGGTTCTCCATCGTATGTGTCAAACAATGGTGGTGGCATAAGACTAAACAATGGGGATGGAAATGGTACGGATTATATTAGTGTTCCTTACAACATTGCTTCAAATACTGTAACAGTTGAAGTAGTTGCTTCATTTAATCCAGATGCATTTTGGGGAGCTATTTGGAGTAATGAAATTTTTAATACTAGCGGGGGATACCTAGCATATATGGATTCTTCAACAACTATAAGTTATGGTATCCCTGATAGTGAAACCGCAGAAACCATAACTAATAGTAATGCTATAAGACATTGGATTTTTGTTATCAATGGAACACAAGCTAGTCTATTTTTAAATGGTTCACAAGTTGGAACAACTGATACTATTAGTAATCAAACAATCTTTACGACAAATGATTTTTATTTTGGGGCAAGGCATAATAATAACGGTATAGGTTTTGGAGGAGATACACTGAACAACTCAGATTCCGCTAATTATCCAGTATTTTATCAGATGCGAGGGTATAACAGAGCATTATCTGGTGCGGAGATAACTCAGAATTTTAATGCAATTAAAGATACTTACGGAATTTAAATGTTTTATTATAAAAGGTTCAGTCGCTAATGTTAAACAATAATGTATACTATCACGGAATTATTCGCAAGTGCATCGTAGGATTCGGCACTTTATTCAGTGACATCTATATCGATCGTAAAGAAGGTGATTCTGTAACTGGAACTACAATTCAACGATTACAAGTTCCCCTTGCATATGCTCCAAAAGAAAAATGGTTAGTTCGTTTGGACCAAGATCCAAATTTAGAAAACCATACTTACGTTTCACTACCAAGAATGTCCTTTGAGATTATTGGTTACAACTACGATCCTTCTCGTAAAGTGAATCGTATGCAACAGTTGAAGTGTGGTGATGGTTCGGGTTCTGTTTCTACAATGTATAGCCCTGTTCCTTATAACATTGATGTATCACTATACATTCTCACTAAAACTCAAGCAGATGGTCTACAAATTCTTGAACAAATTCTTCCAACATTTACACCTGAGTATACATTAACGATTAATGTCGTGCCAGATATGAATGTAAAAATTGATGTTCCTATTGTTCTAAATAGTGTATCAGTATCAGATGAATACGATGGAGATTTCCAAACTCGTAGATTTGTTACTCATACTTTATCGTTCCAAATGAAAACAAATCTATTTGGACCAATTTCTGATAAAGGTGTTATTGATACTGTCTATGCTAATATTGGTGATAACGAAGACTTTAGTAATCCAAATAGAATTTATACAGCAGAAGGTGATGTTACAACTGCAACTGTTAATACGGAGAGTTGGCTGGACGGATTTTAATTATGGCTGAAATTTATAATTCAAACTCCAACCTTAAAGCAGCTGGAGTTACTGTTGACTTTACACCTGAAGATGTAAAAGAGTACATGAAGTGTGCAGCAGATCCGATATACTTTATCGAGAACTACTGCTACATTGTTACGCTGGATCATGGTTTAAAACTTTTTAAACTCT